CAATATCCGTTGTATTGGCGAACTCTACCAGAATCGCTTTACCCCTGTCGCAGAACTCGCACTCAGGAAAACGTTTCAGATTAAAGACATTCCCCGGACTAACCCACAACCCCTCCTTACTTTTTTGGCGTAACCAACAGGTTTTTTTAGGCATTTTGCCGTTGTGACAGCCTAAAAAGTACTCGCCGGATTGCAGTTTTGCGGATAGGAAATTATCTTGTGCCTGTGCGCTGATACCTTTTTCCATTAATCTCTTCACCTCGTGGCGTTTAGACGGCTATTTTGGCAATTTGAGAGCATATCCCATAACTCATCCCCCACCGCCGCTTTTAGCCGTTCCTCAATTTCCCTGGCCATTGCTTCGCCACCATCGTAAGGATGTTTGCTTTCAATCGGGTCTAATAGTGTCCATTCCATTATTTCCCCCAAATAATACCTTGCTATTATCATCAGCCCTGACCTCAATATCACAATCCCTATCGATTTCAGGCGTTTTGATTAGATCATACTTGCCGTTTTTTCTGTGGATTACCTTTACCAGGATTTCCCCCCGTTTATCCCTTATCGTTACGGATTTCATCCTCCTCCTTCCAAACTTGCCACAAGGCCCACCCGAAATAAGCGGCAATCTCAGCGGCAATAGTCCATTGCAATGCCCCCCAATCCCCGGCTAACCATTGAGCAAGGGAGGCCCCGACCTCGGACAGCCAATCTGCAAATTGCACCAAGTGCGGCCCCTCATAATTCCCCCGGGTGGCATCGTACATGAGCAGGCCCAGAAAACAGACGAGCCCTGTTCCTATGGAAATATTCCAGTTCCATTGCTTCCGGGGTAGCTTTTCCGGTTGCTCGGATCTCAGCTTTTTATGTCGGGATGCTTTGCCCATTATATGATTTTAATAAAATATCCCCACAATAACGCCTCATCATCCGGTGTGAGTATCTTCCACGGCATAGCATCCTTGATAATTTTTAGGGCTGCAATCTCTCGTTCAAGATCGATGATTTCTCTTTCAATCAGAGCCTTTGCTGACTTTCGACAGGCTTGCGTTCCCATTGGTCCCATTGATTGACAGTCCATAATATTTCTCCTTTCTTTTTAATTATCCCCCATACTTCCGCCTAAGCTCGGCAAAACGCCGCCCCGCTTTAGCATATTCCTGTTTTTGATCCTCAGAAGGCTCAAAATGGTGGAAATAGACACTGTTTTCATAGTCACATCGCCATTTCTGAATTTTCAGCATTTCGTGGATGTCCAGTTTAATTTCATCGTAAATTGTCATTCGCTCACCTCCCCATGTAAATCAATCCAATCCCTCAGTCCCACAATTACCAGGTCATTTTCCCTGCGACTGTGGATCTCATGCCAAATCAGGATGGGAATTTTACCAGCCGGTGCGTTCCCCCTGGCCTGGCTCATGTCCTTAGCAATCCGCTTGGGGAATTCTTGCATGACCTTCACCTCTGCGCTAAATAGTGACATAGAAATATCCTCCTTTCCCAACAACCCCACCCGCTGGCCCCCGAGCAGCTTGGCTAAAGCTCGCTCGTTTCGCTTGCCTCGTTTGCGGTTTTGGGTGGCTGTCATTTTTCAAACCTCTTCAGTGCCTTGGTTGACATATCCTTTACCTCCCCCATGTTTAGGTTGTGGCGTAAGAAGGGTTTAAATGTATCAAACTCATGCAGTTTTGCATACTTGTTTATTGATTTTAGCGTTTTGGCCATCCGTGAATATTGGCGGGCAATCGAAATAAAACCCATTGATTTTAGCTCTGCAATATCATGTTTTAGCTGGTTCATATTCTTTCCTCAACTTTCCCAAATATTCACTTTGTTTGCACTTCGGACACACCACCCACCATCTATTTGCCGGATGCTCAAACGTCACGCCGCAGGAGCAGGTAATCAGGAGTCGATTTATTTGCTTCGTCCACACAGCCCCAATGATTTTGCTCATTTGTCCTTCATCTCCCTCAATACCATCAAAATATCTAATAACACAAAAAGCATCTGCCCATGAAGTGCCGCAATAGTAACCAGTGCCGTTTCATGATTTGTTATTTTGGAGGTCTTTACCGATACCTCTAAATTTTTCATGAATTCGTCTAAGTTACTCATTATAAATTCTTTTGTTATCATTTCATCACCCCCAAATTAAAACTTAACCGTAACTCCCACGATTTCAGCCTGTGCCCACGAAGCGAACGATGCGACCGTTGAATTGCATACCGAGCCGAGCTTATGAGGCCCTCCTTGTTTAGCAAGCACTTTATATTGCAGATTGTTTTTTTCCCTCTGAGCCGAATACAGAACATACTGGGGCCCCAGATCCAAAACTTCCCTAACTCCACCTTTTCTGTTAGTGTAAATTTTTCCTGTCCTGATCTCTGATTTTTTCATTTCTTTCCCGCCAACAAAATCTTACAATATTCGATTACCTTTAGGCCATCAATAGTATCAAACGTCTTGTGTTTTATCCTATGCTTCGCCCAGAAAATATGGTTTTTCAATAACTTTTCCTTGTCGGCCACCTGGACGCTCGGTGACATCCATCTGCCGGACATAAGGTTGTCAATGTAGTCCAGTTCCATCGCAGTTGACCAGTGGCTTCCGTTCGTGAGTTGGTATCCGCTCATTTTGATCCTCCTATTTGTTATTAAATTCAAATCGTGCTTGTTTGGCTATCCGTGTGGCTTCTTTCAAATCCCCCCATTCTGCATATTGTAAATACTTAGGATTATTATCTAATATCTCTATTTTGTCCGTCCCACAATTCTTGCAATCAAACTGGCATGGCATCCAAAACATTCTATTTTCACTAATAGCCTGATCCCAATTTGGTATTCCACAAGTTAGGCCTTCCCCATCATGTTCTTCCAAGAAATCCCAAATCTTATAAACTGCAAACCTTGGCAACCCTTCACAAAGCCATATTTGTTTTTTTCCTTCTTCCGCAAACTGTTTGGACTTTGAAAAATCACCACCATCCGGCTTTACTTCGCACCACATACCTCCTGAAAAAGAGGGGAGCCAAAAATCAGGCAAATATTTTTCACCATTTGCCATTTGAAAGCCTTCCGCCTCATATTGCCAGGCTATACCCATCCCATCATAGAAAACGGCCCACCGAGCTTCAAGCCTGCTCCTCATCCGGTAACCCTTGTATATCGTTTCGATTACTTTCATAAAATTCCCTTCTCTCTTCTGTAAATATTCTGAAATAATTATCAAAATACAGCCCATAAATGCCCTCTGCATCCGATCCGTTTTCCCTGCTTTTATCGCATATCAACAAGGTATCAGGCTTTTTTAAAATATCTGAAATTGGCTTATTATTAGCTTTAGCGTTTGCCAATTCCTTATATTTAGCTTTATTTCTATGAATTATGTAAACATTGTCTACCATATCAGTAATTGCCCCAGTTCCCTTGATATCCATTTTTCTTGGTGGAGAAAATTCGTCTCTTCCCTTTCTGGCATGTGCAATCAAATGGATGTGAGCATTGGTTTGTCTTACAAAGTCCCCGAATCTTTCCACAATTTGCTTTTGTCCTGCATAGTCGTCCTCTGCCATTCCTAATTTAGCAAGAGAATCCACAACAAATTGGGAAATTCCATATCTTTGGTAGGCATATTTGAAAACTTCCATCATCTTGTCAGGCTTTCCAGTTCCAACTAAGTCAAAAATCCATAGCCCAGTATTCAATTTTTCCATTTCTGTTTGTATTTGGACTTTTGCCGGTTGAGATCCAAGCTCCTGATAAATTAACCTGTATAGCGTCTTCTCCGCAGACATTTCAAATGATGCTATGCAGGCCTTTAGGCTTTGTTTTAGTGCTTCTACCATGACTTGACCAAGGAATAAGCTTTTACCGGCCCCGTTATATCCGGCCCATACTGATACCTCGCTCGGTAAAATCCTGATTCTTCCATGTGTTTTTTCCCATGGCAAATTATATCCAGGTTGTTTCCCATTAGAAGGATAATACTTTTCAATAACGGCCTTTGTGAATACTCCTGCACGTTTAAGCTCATCAGGATCTATTGTGTAAGAATTGGAAAAAGCTGTAAATATATCAATCGGTGCTACTCCTATTTTCAAACACTCGTTTGCGTCCTTATGTGGCAATTCCACAATCTTGCACCGATGCAAACCAAGCCTATTAGCTATCTCTCTGCTTGCCCTTTTCCCCTCTTCATCCATATCCATGCAGAGGTAAATCACTTCGTATTGTTCAAGATTTTCCCATTCATATTCAATCCAGTTCTGTTTTCCGCCGGCGCCACCACCAAAAGGAACTGACACAGCCGGTTTGCCATATTGATACAATGTCATGGCATCTATTTCGCCTTCACAAATAACAATCTCTCTTCTTTCTGGATCTATCGCTTGCCATCCAAACAAACACGGTTCACACTCAGGGGATACCCATGTGGTTTTTTTCCCATTTTCGGTTCTTTCAATGGCCAGGTGCTTGTAAAATATCAATTCGTCATGTCTGAAAGAGGGGAATAGAATTTTCCCATTGTCTTCATAGACCTTGTATGCCTTTATAGATTCGTCTTTTAATCCCCTTCCCCTTAAATATTCTATGATGCTTTTTTGTATCTTGGTTGTCGTTTTTGGTAACTTTGGCCTTTTGTGTTCCTTTACCTCTCGTTTTTCTTCCCTTATACCCAGGTAAAGTTTGATGTCCTTCAGCGCGTCTTTGAACGACAAACCCCTTGCCATCTTCCACAGGTCTATTAAATCCCCCTTATCGCCGGTGGCAAAATCAGACCAAACCCCCTTTTTACTGCCTTCAATTCTTACCTTGCAGGATTTCCCAGGATGACCGTTTATGTTCCCGACAACCCATTCGTTATGTTCTTTTTTACCGTTAGGCAATAGGTGAATAGCAACAGACTCAGCACGATCGGATAGTAGTCTTGAAAGTTCTGTAATGTCCATCAACGTATCTCATTTTCCCAATTAAAAGATATTTCAGTATTTTTACTCCCAGGGTTGTTTTTCCTCTCCCAAGTCAAAATGGTTGCATAATGGGATTTATATTTCTTTCCTTTGGATGCTATATATTGGGATAGGTTTTCAATTCTGTCATTGGTTCCTTTTTCTCCAAATTGAGTTTTTAGCTTTTCGAATTCTTCTTCCAAAAGGATTATATTTTTGAATTCTCCGAGGGGTAATATTCTTTTCTTTCCTTTCCTTTCCTTCTCTTCTCTTTGGGGATTAATGTTGACATCTTTGGGATTAATGTTGACAGAATCACTATTCCAGTTGTATTTATGTTTACAGAAATCCCATACTTCGGGTTTATTGTAAGCAGAAACCTCTCTACGGTTGTAAACTGTTGACAGATTAAAAACAAAATTTTCCGACCAAATCACTTTTTTATCCCACAGATCTCTATCAATAGCACCTAAATTCTGAAGTGTTTGGAGGATATTTTCAGCCATTTCAGTGTCAATGTGAGATTTTGCTACTAAGAATTCCCATTGGGAAGGGTCGTTACAATCAATAAAGTGGTTTTCGGTATCCCCGAGTAGTTCTAAAAGTTTAAACCAGAAAGCGTAACCGTCATTTCCATATTTCTTTTCAAGCACATACATCGTTTTTCCATGCTTAACTAAATGAGGGAAATAATCGACTTTAGCTTTTCTTGGCCTTGGCATAATAGTATCCTTCAACAAAAAAGAAGGCCCTGGAAGATGCAGGGTGTAATCAATCTACCCTCCGGCCCTTACGGGTTACGGCTTCCAAGGCCTTCTTTAGAATTGAATTGTTGAATAACTTAGTACGATTACTGTTTTGCATACCGCACATAATACCACCTTTCATGGGTTTGTCAAGCTTTCTTGTCTGCCAACTATCTTCCTCTTGATCCATGGCACAATATATCCCCAAAATAATGATGTCGCAATAACCCCCCAAAATACTCCACGGATATAGAAATAGTGCGGATCTGTTTGCGTCCAGTCAGTAAACATTTCTTTTAACTCCCTTTTCTCATCCTTTTGTCAAGCTATCAATCACACTCGCACAACCCGCCGTTGTAAGCGTAGGGGCCATCAGGCCCTGGTGGGTCCTCATCGTTGTAATGCTCTCCGGGGATGCCATACCACTCCTCCCCGTTTCCGCAGCAAGTGCATACTTGAACATCTGAATCGGGGTGCTGTTTTACCCAATCAAGAAGAATTTTGTCCGATTCCAGAAAGTCGGTGGTTTGTTGAGCCTTACCCAGGGTTTCATCATCGACTTGATGCAGATTTAGAAATCCTGAGCCTTCACATCGTGTGCACGTTGTCATATTAGCCTCCTGTCAAGGGGTTTTCCATTTCATCTCTCTGCCTTATGGCCTTTTGCTCCCCTGATGTACTTGTACTCTGTGTATATTGCTGCTACCTGTAACTCCTTCCGTAATCTGTCAATCTCATCGGCTGCACCATTTAACTTAGCCGATAAATCCCTTGCTACATCCTCCTCTACTGCTAAAAATACAGCCATTGCCGCCTTCCGCAATTCGTGTGTATTCATATTAATTTCCCTCCTCCCAAAACTGGTCCATGCTAAACTCTCCCCGGTCCTCGTATGGCTCAAATTTCATAACTGTGAGGCCAGCGGCCAACTGGAACACAGGGCAATATTCGTCATGGGTGCAATCGATTTTCTTATCACAATAGCTTGAGTATTCGCAATAGTGGGTATGTTTCATGGCCTTGGCAACCCAAGAGTGAACCAATTTGGCGGATAATGTTTTTCTGGCCACACCTTTAGAATCGCTAATGCAACTCTGTGGCGTTCTGGTTCGGATGGAATTTGGTGACCCGGACCCCATCCAGCTCCTACGCAGTCCTTGGCGGCGTGCTCAATTAAAATATGGATCGCCTCTCTTTTAGTCATGGCCTTTTTCTCCCCGCATCAACACCAATCAAGGACTGTTTCGCCATCATGCGTCAACTTTGCAAATCTGCCATCTTCGGTTTCTTGAATCAAACAAAGCTGCCTGGGCAATTTTGCTACGAAAGGCCATACCTGATTACTTACAGGAGTCCACCCTTCGGTATTCTTGTCGTTTCGGTTTCGTATGAGTCTAAGCAAATGTGTTTCACCATAACTAAGTTTCATCCTTTTTTCCTCCCCGCATCACTTTGTTACCTAAAAATGAATTACAAAAACCCCAAGGTCAATATAATCTCGCATAAAACGCCATTTTAACCATAGTTTTCTAAATCGCCATCTTCTTATCCATATCCCGTGATCCAGATGCTTGCCAAATCTGATTAAAGCACCTGAGTTCCCTTCATCTGATCCTATTTTCATCCCTTTTCCTCCCCGCATCGCTCCTAACCTTTAAAACACTTTAATTGTCGGTTCATTTGTATGCCAAATCTCTGCTTGCTCAAGGGTTTTCTTTTCGTGGTCTTCAATTATTTCCAGTTTTCTTAGTGCTTTTCTTATTGCATCAAGCACAGCACCATTTTCGAAATCCCGCTTTGATAGTTTGTCAAATTCTTTTACTCTCATCCCTTCTTCCTCCCAGCATCGCTGCGTTATACGATTTCATGGGCTAAATCTTTTAGGCTCTCTTGATCCGCTTCCCTGATATCGGATAGCTGGACATCTGATATCCCAATAACATCGCCAGATTCAAACCATGTTCTCTCATACGTTTTAATCGCTTCTCGGGCCGCTTTTTCATCGTCAGCGGCAACCACGTATGCACATGTCAGTAGAGCAGTAAATTCGTATAGTTTTTTCATGTTTTC